ACCAGTGTCGCCAGTGACACCTTGTGGACCCTGCGGACCTTGTGGTCCTTGTGGACCTTGTGGACCTTGTGGACCAACAACACCTTGAGGACCTTCTGGTCCTTGAGGACCTTGTGGACCTTGTGGACCAGTTACACCTTGTGGACCTTGAGGACCCTCTGGACCCTGCGGACCTTCTGGACCTTGCGGACCAGTTACACCCTGCGGACCTTCTGGTCCTTGTGGACCCTCTGGACCCTGTGGTCCAACGTCACCTTGTGGACCTTGCGGACCAGGAACGTTTGAAACACCTGATGGACCTTGAGGACCCTGTGGACCCTGTGGACCCTGAGGACCTTGTGGACCAGTGACACCTTGTGGACCTTCTGGACCAGACGGACCAGATGGACCAACAATACCACCATATGCTAATATGTTCCATGCCGTGGTGCCATCACCAACTTTGAACTGACTTGTATCAGTCTCAAGACCAAATTCGCCTTGCGCAAGAACTGTGTTCGCAGTAGACCACTGTAAAGCAGTACCGCGACGAAATTGAAGTTGAATATATGCCATGTTAGGTTACGCCTCCGCAATTGATATTTAGTCCTACGCTAAAGTCTGTACTTGGTGTTCCGCCATCATATACAACAGCACCAACTGGACCTTGTGGTCCTTGTGGACCAGCATTTCCGTTGACACCACTTGGTCCCTGTGGACCTTCTGGTCCTGTTGGTCCTGATGGTCCTTGTGGACCTGTATCTCCATTGACACCACTTGGTCCTGGAGAACCTGGTAATCCAAGAGGTCCTTGGGGACCTACTGGTCCTGGAGGACCTGGTAATCCTTGTGGTCCCTGCGGACCTTCTGGTCCTGATGGTCCTTGTGGACCTGTATCTCCATTGACACCACTTGGTCCTTGTGGACCAGTATCACCCACTGCTCCAGATGGTCCAGTCGGTCCTTGTGGACCTGTTGCGCCTGTATCACCACGATCGCCAGTACGCGCAAATGTAATAATGACATCTTCACCATTTTCAAACAATGTTCCAGTTAGATTACCATCTCCTGAAACATATGCGCAATTTACTTGAAAATAATCGCCATGATCAACTAATGATGAGATTGTGTATAGAACAAATGCAGCTGTATTAGTTTTATTTGATACTCTAAAGTGACCTTTGATTGCTGATGTTGAATCATCAATAGTCAGTAGAAAATTGCTAATATCAATTCCACCATCAGCTAGTTCATTGATGATCAATGCATCAGCTAATGTCAAATTTGTAGCATCAAGTTTTAGTTTTCCTGGTCCTGGATCAGTGCCACCAGTATTGGTATCAAATGTATAATCAAAGGTTGCACCACCAAAATTTCCCACCTCACCCTTTGGTCCTTGTGGACCCTGAGGACCTTGAGGACCAGTTACAGATGGACCGCTTGGTCCTTGAGGTCCTTGCGGACCTAAATTACCAGCAATACCTTGAGGACCTTGTGGTCCAATTTCACCAGCAACACCACTTGGTCCAGTAGGACCGATGTTACCAGCAATACCCTGTGCGCCAGTTGGTCCTTGTGGACCCTGTGGACCTTGTGGTCCAGTATCAGCCCCCGCACCAGCATACAAGTCTGTGAAGTTTTCGTTTACTTTCTCAAACGCTTCACGAATTGTATCGCCAGTGCCATCATTAGGTGCTGCGCCAATATCGATTATTTGTTGTGTCATCTCTTATTCTCTTAGAAATTATCGTCAACTGTTTTAGTTCCACTGTCAACGCTGATAAGTGTACTATCAACTCTATCATCAAAGAAGTATGGGTATTCTTGCAAGATTTCTGTAAATCCAAATGCAGTATCTGCATTTGCGTTCATAGGATTTGGATAGATAATCTGTCTTACAAGTTGTCGATCTGCAACGCTGAAACTTGAAATGTTCCAAGAAGCATTACTGACTGCACCAGTAATATATCTTCCTTCTCTCAAAAGTCCATTTGTGTCAACCACAATCATAGTGTTGCTTGTAGAATCCCAAGAGTGTACAAATGCAGTGGCATTTGCAGCTGCTAGAGTTCTTCCTTCGTAAACCAACTCACCAACTTTGAACGTGCCATTACCAGCACTGAACACAATCTCGCGTTCATTGATTTGATTGAATGTACTATCATATGTATTTGCTGTTGATTTGCGAATAATCTTAGATTCAGTTGTAGCACCGTACATATAACCTTTGGCAGTGAATGTCAAAGTCCAAATTATAATTCTTATAGGATCTGCACCGCCAACATCATCTACATCTTGCGAAACAGAATTGAGAATGAATGGCACATCCACCTTCTCAGCTGGAACACCGACTAAATCCATTGTTACAGTATAATCTGGCGCAAAGTACGGAAGAATTTGCTCAACGATTTGTGTGCCATCTTCAACGTTTCTTACATAGATGTTCAATGTAAAATCAAAGTTGTATGGTGTTGCGCGAACATTCTTTACTTTTGATACTGAATTGCCATCAGCAAAACTATTCGTGAAACTGCTGCGCTTACGCAAAGGATCGTATGTAATGCCAGCGAGTTCAAAACTCATACGTGGCAATGTCATCATAGTTTCTTTTGTCAACTCAGGATCTTGTGTAATACGCTGATAGAATTTTTCTTTTTGCGAATACATCAAAGGCACATTGATGCGTTCAATTTCTTGCGTGCCTGCTTTATTGTATCGTTTGAGCATGATGTTATTGAACATCGTGCCGAAAGCAACGACCATTTTACGAGTGATTCTATGATAAAAGTGTACGCCTGATAACATTATGCTTCACCAAATGGATTGGCTTCACTGAAGTCAAGAATATTATCTGCTTCTTGCTCAATGCGTTCGTTATCTTCCACACTTTCATAATTAGAATTACGCATTACGTCTGCTTCATCGGCAATATTCCATTGAGCGCCGCTGCCATTTCCTTTGACCAAAGACCCTGCAACAAACTCACCTTTGATATTTCTAAGTTTGAGTTTTCTAGATGGCTTATCCCAACCAGCAACGACTGCTTTTGCCACAGCATTTTCTAATGACGTTCCCTGGTAAACCCATTCTAGATTAGTGAAAGTTCCTGATCCACCAGCATCTAGTGTAAAGTCTAGTGCATATGCTTGTACGTTTGGAATGCTATCAATTTCAGTAACACCAGTTTGAAGTAATTCACCGTTATATTTGAACGCTTCCATTGACAATCCATACATGTATGGATTCTTTGCGTCTTTACCTAATTGAAAGAAGTTTTTTTCTTCCTCAACAAATTTGATTTCCATCAATTTGAATTGAGTTGGCAAATATACCAGATCACCTTCTTTAGGCACATTGTGAGATTGCGGAAACTGTCTTGTAACCAAACGCTCAAATGAACGACGAGACATACAGAGGCGAGCAGTTTCTTGTAGTTCTAGACCAAACTTACTGAAGAATTCTTGGTTCCCCTCGTAATTTTGAAAAGTCTCGAGATACATCTCAATCTTGATGGCGTGGCGATAGCATTTCACTGGATCATCGCCGAATAACTCATCGGTTGATGATTGTGATTCTCTTGGAAGATAGTAAACATCGATTCCATGATTTCGAATGGACTCGATGATCAAATCTTCAAGCAGCTGCTGTTCAACAGTAGCCCTTTGATTATTGAAATATACACTAGTTGGCATTATTATCCTACAATGAAGGCTGTTGGTTCTTCATAGGTGTCGCGAAGTTTTTGTTCCAGTTTCTCAACCTCGGCACTCGCTTCATCGTAAATTTGCTGACCATTGATGGTCAATCCACCTGGAAGAACATAGTTACCATATTTCTTTAGATTTGTTCCCCACTGCTGTTTGAATACAGCAGTGGTATAATCTTTCATCCAACCATCGTCGTAAACTCCAGAATAAACTTCTGGATCGGTAATTCTATGACACTCAAATGCAAGGTATGCATTATCCTTGAACTTATTCCAGTTCATGAAAATTTTTAGTTGATGGACTTGTTTGTTGAAAGTAAACGGAGGCAATCCTGTTACGATCATATCGAGCATAGCAAGATGCTCACGAGCAATGACGTAATAGGTATATGAGGAGGCTGTTAGATTGTAAAAATCGTTCAAACGCAACTGATAGTTGATATCGAACATATTGAATCCAGTCGATGATGTTGATGACTGAATAGAACCTGTGAATGGGAAAACTCGAGTAACGCCGATAATCGAATCAGCAAGAGTGATATAGGTGTTAGAAATATCGCCTGGTGTCACTTGATAGGATAAAAAACATCGCTCAGTTCCGTCATAATGATATGTTCGATACAAATAAAGTGCATCGTCGATACGATCTTCTAATTGATCGTCGTCGACATTGATATCGATAACTGGAAACCCGATTCTTCTAAGGCAATAATCTTTGAGTTGAGTACGAGATGATGGCTGAGACATGTAGAACCTCGCTAATTATTGTATATTTAGTTTATGCGATAAGTGTCCCGTCTCGTGAACTGTAAACTCTATCTGGATGCATGTGTGCAAACTGTTCCCAGTTTGGTTCTCCTGGGAGGATTCGACGACCAGTAGATTCTTCTCCGATATGCTCTATAATATTCTTTCCCTGAGAGTTTTTTAGGATTGCTGAGTACATTTTCTCGAAAAAGTCGAGATAAACCATGATCATTCCCTCGTTTATCGTAAATTTCCAGTACTCTCTAAAGGGATAATCGATAATACTGCGGCGATAAAATGAGAAAATAATCGGAAACTGTTTCGTATTCTTGCTGTAATAATACTGCTTGATTGGAGTATCTGTTTCCTCGATCTGTGGTGGCTTCTCGTGGAAATACCATTCCTGCCTCTGAAGAACCACAGAAGCCATTTTAGGATCTGACTCTAAAATTTCGATCATATCATCGAGACGAACAGGCTCTTTGAGGACAACATCGTCCTCTTGATGAATGATATAATCGTAATCAGTCGTCTTGAGATAGTCGAAAAACTCGGTCCACGTGACTGATAATCCAAAATTTTTTTTATGTAAATCAAGTTTGAATCCGTGCGTTTTTCCGATTAGATCGAAAATGTAATCGTTTCGAGTTCGAGGATAATCATCGACGATCAATCGATCAACCTGATGCCCACAATAGTCTAGAAGGTGCAATGATTCTAGACTTTTCGTGAGATAGTGCAATCGATTGCACGAGAAGATTACATGCAGGACTTTCATCAGTATTGAGTGTTGAAGAAGAAAGTTTGGAACAAACGACCAGTATGTAACGTGCTTCCGAAATAATCAAGAGAAGCGTGGAATAAATTACCGCGATAAAGAACAAGGCGATTATACTTGTTTGCGATATAATCTGTCATTTCCCATTTGGTATAATCGTATCCCTCATAATCTTTATCTTCTCTGTTACACTTTCCAGTTGCTTTATGGCGATAGAGAGCAGTTCCTGAGGATAGTGGAGCGTCTGGAGTTAGATAGCAAACTCCAGCCCAAGTGTTGAATTGATCGGCGTGGATCCAAGTTCTATCTTGAGCGGTGCAAATTTGAAATGCGCCAGTATACCCAGAATCCTCAAACCAATGAGTGATATCGCCACCCGCATAGCGAATAATATCACCGATGGTCTTTTTTGTATCTTCAGTGAGAAATGGTTTTGTTCGAAGTCC